GGGGCTGGCGATTGCGACTGAGGAATATGGCGCGAAGTTTTTCGCAAACGGAGCAGCACCGGGCGGTGTGCTTGAACACCCCGGCACCATAAAGGACCCGCAAAAGGTCAAAGAAAGCTGGAACGCCGCCTACCAAGGCTCACAAAATGCGCACCGTGTGGCTGTTCTCGAGGAGGGCATGAAGTATCAGCCGATAGGCATCTCACCCGAGCAGGCGCAGTTTTTGGAAACCCGGAAGTTTCAGATAAACGAAATTGCTCGCATTTTCAGAGTGCCGCCTCATATGCTTGCTGATTTGGAGAAATCCTCATTCAGCAACATCGAGCAACAGTCGCTTGAGTTTGTAAAGTACACGCTCGATCCGTGGGTAGTGCGCTGGGAGCAGTCCATGTGTCGTGCCCTGCTTATGGAAAGCGAAAAGCCAATCGTATTCATCAAGTTTAATGTGGATGGCTTGCTTCGAGGCGACTATGTTTCCCGCATGAGCGGATACGCAACCGCAAGGCAGAACGGATGGATGTCAGCAAACGATATCCGTGAGCTAGAAAATCTCGATCGCATTCCGGCGGAGTTTGGAGGAGATCTCTACCTTATCAACGGTGCGATGACCAAATTACAGGACGCGGGTGCGTTCGCAAATACAACAAGATTGGAGGAAACCGAATGAAGAAATTCTGGAACTGGGTGCGGGATGAGGAATCCGGCACACGAACGCTCTACCTTGACGGTGTGATTGCAGAAGAATCATGGTTTGATGATGATGTCACCCCTAAGGCTTTCAAAGCAGATTTGAATGCCGGTGAGGGTGACATTGTTATTTGGCTCAACTCTCCGGGCGGTGACTGTATCGCGGCGAGTCAGATCTATACCATGCTCATGGATTACAAAGGCAAGGTTACCGTAAAAATCGATGGTATTGCGGCGTCAGCAGCGAGCGTTATTGCGATGGCGGGAACAACTGTGCTAATGGCCCCTACCGCTCTCATGATGGTACACAATCCACTGACTATCGCAATCGGCGACAGTGAGGAAATGCAGAAAGCCATTGCAATGCTCTCGGAGGTAAAGGAAAGCATCATCAATGCCTATGAAATCAAAACCGGGCAATCACGAACAAAACTCTCCCACCTTATGGATGCCGAAACTTGGCTAAACGCCAACAAAGCCATAGAACTTGGGTTTGCAGACGGAATTTTGGAGGATGAGAAAAAGCGTGTTCAAGCAGAGGATGTGACATTCGCTTTCAGCCGTCGGGCTGTAACAAACTCTTTACTTGACAAGGTTAAACCCAAATTGTCAAAACAGAAAACCAGTACCCCTATTGATGTCGCCAAAGCTACTCCTGCGGAATGGCTTGAGAAGCGGCTTTCTTTACTTCAACACTAAATTTTGAGGAGGAAAAACACATGAGTAAAATTCTTGAACTGCGCGAAAAACGCGCAAAAGCATGGGAAGCTGCTAAAGCTTTCCTCGATGCCAAACGCGGTACGGACGGTATGGTTTCCGCTGAAGATACCGCTACCTACGACAAAATGGAAGCCGATGTTGTAGCTCTTGGTAAGGAAATTGAACGACTTGAAAAACAGGAAGCCCTTGATCGTGAGCTATCAAAGCCACTGAATACACCTCTAACAGCCAAACCCTCAGTTCCCGGTGCTGATACCAAAACAGGGAGAGCTTCAGATGAATACAAAAAGGCGTTCTGGAACGTGATGCGCTCTAAAAATCCGCACTATGATATTAGAAACGCTTTGGAAGTCGGAGAAGATAGCGAGGGCGGATACCTTGTACCGGATGAGTTTGAACGTACACTCGTACAGTCTTTGGAGGAAGAAAATATTTTCCGTAAGCTTGCAAAAATCATTCAGACCTCCAGCGGCGACCGCAAAATTCCGGTAGTCACTACACACGGTACAGCCTCATGGCTCGACGAAGAGGAACTCTATCCCGATACCGATGAGGTTTTCGGTCAGACCTCTATCGGAGCATACAAACTTGGTACCTTCATTAAGGTGTCTGATGAACTGCTCAACGATTCGGTCTTTGATCTACCGAGCTATATCAGCACCGAATTTGCCCGCCGTATCGGATCTAAGGAAGAAGAAGCCTTCTTTGTGGGTGACGGTTCCGGTAAGCCTACAGGTATTTTCGCTGCAACAGGTGGCGCACAACTTGGAGTCACTACCGCAGGCGCTACCGCGATAACTGTTGATGAAGTTATCGACCTGTTCTATTCCTTGAAATCTCCTTACCGCAAAAAGGCTGTGTTCGTGATGAACGACTCCACGGTTAAGGCGATTCGTAAGCTGAAGGACGGACAGGGGCAATATCTGTGGCAGCCTTCACTGACCGCAGGCACTCCCGATACCATCCTAAACCGTCCCGTCTACACGTCTGCATATGTACCGACAATTGAAGCCGGTGCTAAGACCATCGCTTTCGGCGATTTCAAGTATTATTGGATTGCCGATAGACAGGGGCGCTCCTTCAAGCGTTTGAACGAGCTTTTCGCTACTACAGGTCAGGTAGGCTTCATGGCCACTCAGCGTGTGGACGGAAAACTGATTCTGCCGGAGGCCATCAAGGTTCTCCAGCAAAAAGCGTAACGGAGGTGCGACATGGGTTACAACACAAAGAACTACACCGAACAAGGCGGTGAAAAAACTGTTATCGGCGGAACGTTGGAAATTAGGGAGGGAGCCTCGGTAACGGGGCTTCCTTCTGCCCCGAATCAAGCCGCAAGTACTGCTACAAATGTTGCCGGACTCAAGGACGACCTCAACGCGCTGCTTTTGAAACTGAAGGACACAGGACTGATGAAACCCGATACATGGAATGTCTCAGTTGCTAATGTCACCACTGCTCTGAGCGAAGATATGACAGCCAATCAAGACAAAGTCGAATCCATCACTATCGAGGACAATGTCATTACAGTCACTGTTCCAGTTGACGGGCTAATTGCATATGAAAGCTCGACCCCCGCACAAGGAACCCACAAATGGGTTGCCATCCTCATAACCACAGGACTTCCTGCCATCACGGCAGTTAAGTATAACGGTAGTCAGCTGACCTCAGCCGATGCAGCTGAAGCTGCTGCTGTCGGCGGACAGGCCGGAGATATTGTGATGTGGCTGAAGTGCGACGAAATCGTAAATCAGCCGAAGTCGTTCACGCTCTGGGCATCCGGTTATCCCGAAGCCACATTCACTGTTGTCATCGCAGAACCGGAAACCGAAGAATAAAGAAAGGACGGTGGCGGTATGACGCTGATTGAAAAAGTAAAGGCAAATCTTATTCTTGAGCATACGGCGGACGATGAACTCCTGCAGATGTACATCACCGCCGCCGTATCCTATGCCGAAAGTTATCAGCACCTTCCGGAGAAATTCTACAAGGACCATCCTATGCCGCCTACCACAGAACAGGCTGTCATTATGCTGTCGTCCCATTTTTATGAGAGCCGGGACGGCAGCACCGGCGGCTTTTTTGCCGACAACGTTCAGGCCGGACAGCAGGTATGGAATACGGTCAACCTTCTTCTTAAACTTGACCGGGATTGGAAGGTGTGAGCATGAGTTTTGGAAAAATGAACACATTCATCGATATTATCTCAACCGAACCCACGAAGGATGCTGACGGTTTTGTCAACCACGGCGATACTGTTCTTGCGTCAGTCAGGGCGTATTTTGAGCAGAAAAACTCTACGGAAAAGTGGCGTAACATGGCACAGTCAGATGAAGTGAATGCCTTGTTCCGTCTCCGCACTATTCCTGGACTTGCTCTTCACAACCGCCATGTTATCGTCTGCGAGGGCAAACGCTACAACATATACTCGGTTGAAAATGTAAAGGGCCGAGGAATGTATCTTGAAGTATTGGCGGTGAGCGCTGATGGCTAAGGTCGATTTCAAGATGCCGGAGGAATTCCTGCTCAAAGTGTCAAGGTTGGCTGAAAAGACCGATGAGATTATACCGAAGGTTCTTGAAGCCGGTGCTGAAGTCGTATATGACAAGGTAAAAAGCAATCTTTCTTCTGTGGTCGGTAAAAACACAAAGGTTAAAAGCCGCTCCACCGGAGAACTTGAATCTGCGCTTGGTGTATCTCCGGCGAAGCAAGACAGAGATGGTAATTTCAACGTGAAAATAGGCTTTGCAGAGCCGCGCTCTGACGGCGGCAGCAATGCCAAACTTGCCAACATCCTCGAATACGGAAAACATGGACAGCCTCCGAAGCCTTTTCTGAAACCTGCCAAAAGCAGATCAAGAGGTGCTTGCATTGAGGCTATGACCAATAAGCTGGAAAGTGAGATTGAGAAGCTATGAGCATATTATCTGAACTGAACACACTGTTTGAAACCGCAAATATCTCTGTCGAAACAGGCGTCTTCAGCGGAGTACCTCCTGATGAATACCTGGTACTGACCCCGCTTACTGACACCTTTGCCGTTTACGGAGATAATAAGCCGCTGGCGGATGTAAGCGAAGTCAGAATCTCGCTGTTCAGTAAAAACAACTATTTACAAAGAAAGAATCAGCTTGTGAGGATGCTCCTCCAGGCTGATTTTGTTATTACCGACCGCCGGTATATCGGACACGAGGATGACACCGGCTATCACCACTACGCCATCGATGTGGCGAAAGAATACGAAACGGAGGAAATTTAACATGGCTACTATCGGGCTTGATAAGCTCTATTACGCAAAAATCACAGAGGCTGCAGACGGTACCGAAACCTACGGTACTCCCATCCCGCTTGCAAAAGCAATGAAAGCGGATCTGTCCGTCGAGCTTGCTGAAGCTACGCTTTATGCTGACGACGGGCCTGCTGAGGTTGTGAAGGAATTCAAGAGCGGTAAACTCTCCCTCGGAATCGATGATATCGGTGTGACGGCCGCTGAGGATCTGACGGGTGCAAAGCTTGACGACAATCACGTCGTTATTTCCGGAAGTGAGGATGGCGGCGCTCCTGTAGCCGTAGGCTTCCGTGCAAAAAAGGCAAACGGAAATTACAGATACTTCTGGCTCTATAGGGTGAAATTCGGCATTCCGGCGACCAACCTCGCCACCAAGGGCGACAGCATCACCTTTTCTACACCGACCATTGAGGGCACGGTGTTCCGCCGCAATAAGACCGACGGAAACGGAAAGCATCCGTGGAAAGCCGAGGCCAATGAGGATGATACGAGCGTCCCTGCTTCCGTAATTTCCGGCTGGTACACATCTGTCTATGAACCGGTCTTTACTCCTGCTGCGGGAGGTGTTGATTAATGACTAATGACAGAAGTGCAATGATCAACATTGGCGGTAAAGAGTATGAGATGCTCCTCACCACCAAGGCTACAAAAGAGATCGCCAGGAGATACGGCGGACTATCCAATCTCGGCGAAAAACTCATGAAGTCAGAAAACTTCGAGATGGCGCTTGATGAGATTGTTTGGCTTATCACACTGCTTGCCAATCAGTCGGTACTGATCCACAATCTTCAGAACCCTGCCGAAAAACAGGAACTGCTGACCGAGGAGGCTGTGGAGCTGCTCACTTCTCCGCTTGAGTTGGGTGAATACAAGAATGCCATCATGGATGCCATGCATAAAGGAACCAAACGCCATATTGAAAGCAAGGAAGAACCCTCTGGAGGTAACACCTCAAAAAACGCAAAAGTCGGGTAAGCGATGAAGAATCGTTTGCCTGGCTGATTTTTTACGGTGTGTCTCTGCTCCAACGCACCGAGCAGGAGGTCTGGCTGATGCCTATCGGCCATCTGCTCGACCAGTGGGAGATATATAAACAATTCAACGGTTTGTCGAAGCCGAAAC